AACTCGCGGCCAATCTCAAACTTGGCAACCGGCGTCGGAAATATGCTGTACAGATTCAAGCAGCAAGCCCCTGCTCGATTTGCGCCATATGCTCGTCAAACGCCTTCTGTTGCTCGGGCAGAAGAATGGTGTTGATGGATTCCTCAAACAGACGAATCTTTTCGATGGTTTCCATCACTTCTTCAACCGACGGACACGGGCGCGGATCTTCCCAACGGGTAAAGCCAACGCCACCCGTAAACTCCCACTTTGCACCCGGTCGCAACAAATGCACCGCTGTATCAATCCCGACTAACTGGTAAGCCTTCATTAGTAGTTCACCTTGAGGATTACGATGCCAGAGCCGCCTGCGCCACCATCCTTGTCGCTACCGCCAGAAGTATCGTAACCACCGCCTCCGCCACCGCCGCCGGTATTGGCACCGCCGTTTGATCCAACAGCATTACTACCACCGCCATTTCCACCACCACCAGAGCCGCCCGAGCCGCCAGTTGTAAAACTTCCACCGCCGCCACCGCCAGCATAAGTAACGCTACCGCTAGAAATAGACGAAGCGGTGCCAGCGCCACCATTGCCGCCTGTATTAGCAGATGGAGGTGCGCCGCCAGCGGCAGTTGCACCGCCGCCACCGCCAGCCTCTCCATTCCCTTGCAATGTTCCAGCGGCTCCATTGTTTCCTTGCGACGGCGAAGTGCTTGGCGTGTTACCTGTGCCAGCGGTTCCCGAATAAGAACCGCCGCCGCCAGAACCACCATTTGCGCCATTAAACGCAGCACTTTGACCAGAACCGCCGCCGCCACCACCAGCAGAAGTAATAGTGCTGAATGTAGAACTATTACCGCTTGTGCCTACTACGGTTCTAGTAGTTGCTCCAGCGCCGCCAGCGCCAACGGTGATGGTGTAATTGGTGCCTGCGGTAACGCTAAATCCTGTGCCGGTACGAAAACCCCCGGCACCAGCGCCGCCGCCATAAAAATTGCCACCACCGCCGCCACCAGCGACGACAAGGTAATCAACGCTTACCGCACCAACAGGAGCAACCCAAGATTTTGTAGCGGTAAACGTAAACGTAACTGGTATTGACATGGTGTATTTCAACACCACAACGCCAGAGCCTCCGGCTCCGCCAAGACCATACCCGGCTGGTGCGTATCCTCCACCGCCACCACCGCCTCCGGTGTTGGCAGTTCCAGCGCCGCCGGTTGTATTTGGAGCGGTTCCGTTTCCGCCGCCACCCGTGCCGCCATTTCCGGCGGCAGTTCCGCGAAAACTATCGCCACCGCCACCGCCACCACCAGCGTAAGTAACACTAGCGCCGCTTATTGACGAGGAAGTTCCGTTTCCGCCATCACCAGATTTTTGAGGCGAAGAAATGCTGCCATTTGATCCAACAGCATTAGCGCCACCACCACCGCCCTGAGCGTAAGGGGCAGACGCATTTCCGTTCCCACCATTGTTGCCTTGAGAGGGGGATGTGTTAGGGGTGTTTCCACTACCGCCAGTAACAAAACCTATGCTTCCGCCGCCGCCAGAGCCACCATTTCCAGCGGCAACGCTTCTTGATCCGCTGCCTCCACCGGCTGAAGTAATGGTGCTAAATACAGAGTTATTTCCATTTGACCCAGACGCATCGCTTGGGCCGCCCGCTCCGCCACCGCCAATCGTGACTGTGTAATCTGTTCCAGCGGTTACGGAAAAACCTGTGCCGGTTCTAAATCCACCGGCTCCACCACCGCCACCAAAAGATGCTCCACCGCCGCCTCCAGCGACAACAAGATACTCAACGCTTGTGACGCCAGTAGGGCAAGTCCATGTGCTAGAAGCATTAAAAATCTGAATAACAGACCTGTCTGTTGCTTGGAGTACCGCTCCAAGAAGCATCTGCATAATGCCGCTCATGGCTTAACTCACGTTGCCAGAGATAACGCAGACCGTACCTGATAGGAACAGAATCGTCGCAACGCCTCTTGTAGCCAATGTCACCGTAGCCTTGTCTGCATCCGTACCCGCGATGTACGCGGTCGTAATCGTGCAAGTGATCGTGATGTTGCCCGAAGTGTTGTTGAAGATCGACACCACATCGCCAGCGGCAAAGGTCGAGTTCGGGATTGTGATGGAGCCAGAAGCGCCGACGCCGACAAACTTGCCGACATCACCGACATCAAGGCTGTATGAAGTCGTCTTGTCCGATCCAGATTGCGGGATGTTGCGGAAACCAACCGTCATCGTCTCTGCCGGGAATGTCACCGTATTGGTGCCAGCCGTAGCAGGAACCGCAAATGTGATGGTGCCGGACGTTGCGCCGGTCATCTTCAAGTTGCCGGAGCCGACCGTCTGGGCAGCGGTGAAGGTGTTCGCCGTGCCTGTTACCAACGTAAGAAGGTTGGTGCCGGTTAGCTTGTAGTTAGCGCCGGATCGGGCAACGATAAACTCGTCACCGCCCTGCGCCGGGGCTCCAGAACTTAATGCGCTGATCTTGGTATCGGCCATGACTTACTCCAGAAGTATCTTGTCGCCGCCTTCAAGCAGCGCGAACGAGGTGCCATCTTCAAGCAATAGCTTGTCTCCAGATGGCGGTGATGGCGTAGGGATGTACTCGGGATTGTCCCGAGTCGTCGCAAACTCATGCGTCCGCTCAACTACTCGAGACCAAGCTCGCATTAGAATGCCGCCGAGGGTATCCGCAACGCCATTGCATAGACGCCGGTAGCCGTCGCGATGTTGCAGCGGATCTCACCAGCGCCGAGCTCAAAGATGCCACCGCCGGAAGCAGTCAGCGTCGTGCTAGTGCCGACATCCTGCGCTGTGCCGTTCGGGCCTTTGCATTGCAGCTTGACCGTGCCGCCGCCAAACGTGCCTTCAACGCGGAACTCACCGCGGCCACCCGGCCATTGGAACCATGCGCCCGTTGCGCTAGCGTTAGATGCGAGAACAATGCCTGTCGCCATTTCAGTCTCCGATTACGCGATGCGATTGATATTTGCGATGACCGATGGTGTAACCGGCCTAGTTGGGGAAGTCTGTGCAGCCGTAAAATCCAACGTGACTGCTACGTTCGGCGTAGACCACATCACCTCGATGTAGTCGCTAGCAGCCAACTGAAGCGTGAACACAATCGTCACGACAGCAGTACCGGGAATGCCGCCGCCTTGGGCCGGAACCGTTGCATCGGTATTGGAATTGGTGATGTTAGTGCCGTTTTTGCGCAGCCAGAAACTAGCAATAACCGACGAGCTATGAGTGTTCTTTAACAGTAGGTTGAAATCGAACTTGTAGATTCCAGCCTTAGTGACGGTGATGCGAGTGCTTGACGCAACCGAGATACCGCTCGAGTAATCCGTTGTTCCCCAGATCACGCCGGTAGCCGTATTGGCAACCGCGGTCTGATCGGTGATGTCAGAGAACGCGCCGTAATCGTTTTCGGTGATACGCCCGATTGGGACGACGCCAACAGTCAGCTCGCCATCCTTGCGCACCGACCACTTGCTCACGCCGCCGACTTGCAGATCGTCGAGCAGGGACGCAGCAGCCGACGCGGTATCCGTGACGTTGAACACGCGAGCCTTGAACGTCGTGAGCGCGTTGTTCCATGTAGCAGCCAGCGCACCGATCGACTTGCCAACGATCGCAGCCGCGGTCGCCTTCTTGGTCTCAACCGCGCTTGTGTCGTTGATCGGGATAACGTCGGCGGCAGGATCGATGGAATCCTGCGCGAGAGACGTTAGCGCCGATATCTTCTTGGTTGCCATTAGCCGCCGCCAAGCAATCTAGACACGGCTACCGAACCAGTCTGCTGACTGGCAGGATTTGACATGATCGTAGATCCGCGGCCTTTGCGGCGAGCCATGCGGCGCTGCTCAATGCGGGATTGCTGTGCCTCATCCACCGTTGGAGGCGGGGGCGTCGGCTCGACCTTGGGCATCTTGGGCTTAAAAAGACTTGACATCTGGCGCTCCTTTCGGGTTGCGCAAGTAGTCTACCCGAGCACCCTGTAGTCTGCTACTGCCACTTGATGGCTCGGACGACGGGCCTGTTCCGTACCGCGGAAGGGCTTGCGACCCTTGGCGAGATACCGGAATGCGTCTGCGTAATGGCTCGTCCAATCGTGCAGCGGCTTGTCCTTGAACCGCTGGAGCTTGTCATCGTATTCGCGTCTGTACTGCCGCAGAGCGTCGAGCGCGCGAGTCATACGGGACTTCGCCTCATCTGCCGTTTCGCCCGGGAAAGGCTCTGGTGCGGTATTAAACTCGGTCGCAGGCAGCATCATGCGCGCGGCTTGGATTCCGTCATCTACCGAGTCACGCTCGAGGATGCGCGGCTTGAACCCGTAGCCTGCCGCCACTTGCACTCGAGACTGACCGCTGCCCCATTCCTGCACAGCACCGTCATGCGGCCAGATGTGGTCGCCATAAACGTAATCCATCGCGAGCAACTTCTTGACGTACCACTCGAGCCCCACGCCGGAGCCCTCAAGCACGTTGATAATGCGTACCTTGTGGCCGATGAGCTGGTAGAACCAGATGATCGTGGAGTCGCCGACACCGATATCCCATGCAGTGCCGACAGGCTGGCCGATAACGTGCGGGAACTCGCCGATCCTGCCGCTGGCTTCTGCGCTGCGGATCAGCTCCGAGAGGTATGCGCCCGGTATGTCTGCGTCGAAGTCGCAATAGTATTCCTGCCGGATGATTGCTTCGGCTTCCTTGTCGCCGCGCTCCATGCGCAGCTCCTTGCGCTCACGCTGGATGGTCGCGATCGGGATCGACTTCGTGTCCTCGACCGTAAGCACTTGCCCGAACCAATCGGCATCCTGCTTGGCGTACTCAACCAGTCGAGCGAAGTGGTTCCTGCCGCGGGGCGTCGAGATGAAGATCGCCCAGCCGCCGTTTTCAGCAAGGATCGGACGCAGGAAAGCCCACGCATTCGGATCTGCCATCGCGTACTCGGAGAACACCACGCCCACCGGAGGCGAGCCCACGAGGCTGTTGTAGTTGTCCGAACCGACGACTTGCCATGTGCTGCCGTTCTTGAACCGGATAAACATATCCTGCTCACGAGTGCTCTCGCGCAGTTCTGGCGGGAATGCGTCATCGATGCGACGCCTGCCGGTGTGCGGATTCACCGCGTCCCAGATTGCTTTGCGTGACTGGTTGGCCTGCGGGAGCATATGCCAGACCGAGCCGACCCGGCGCATCATGGACACCGCGGCCCAATGCAGGCTGATGTCGTCCTTACCCGATCGTCGATGCCATGCCAGAGCGAGGCGCTTGGTGCCGCCCTCGAGCGCGCGCCATGCAGGCACCTGATAGTGGCGAGGCTCCCAGTCGTTAGCTGGAAGGATTATCTTCGACATCCGTGAACCGCTTGACGACGACCGTCAAACCGACTTCGCCCTTGTGCTCGAGATCCAGCTTGTCGCCGTATCGCTTGGGCTTGAGCTTGCTGGCAACCCACTTGCGAGCATCAACCATGATGCGCTTGTGGTTCGGGTCGAGCGTATCGTCGTCGGCAATCTCCACAATGCGATCGGCATGAGCTTCGGCTTGTGCCTCCCGCGCGCGCGTGTATTGCTCAGAGAACTCTGGGTGTTTTCCCAACCACAGGAAGATGCTTGCCATCGAAGGCATTTCGTCGTCCTTGCAGATTGATCGCAGGGACTCGCCAATAGCTAGACGCTCGCAGATCCGCGCCGTCAGCTCTGGACTGTAATCGGTAGGTCTACCGCCCGGCATCCGTAAGCGCCTTCATGCCAGCAGACTTGCCGCGCAAATAGTCTGTGAACTTCTTGGTCTTGTACCGCTCGGTGATCTTAATGGCATCCTCGATCTTGTTGGTCTGGATGTAATCACCCACGCGCAGAGCTCGCTCCATTGCTTGATTCAACGGCAGCTCAACGTACTTGCCACCCTCAAGAACTACAGTCGGAAACACATAGGCAGGCCCGTTCGGCCCGTCTGGCCCATACTCGGCAGCCATCTTGTGCGTAGCAATCTC